TTGATTGTCCTACATGGGCAGGAAGTGATAGCACAACCACGATTACTGGTATGCAATTTAAACCTGATGCTCTTTGGATTAAAAGATATGATGGTAATGGACATCCATTGCTTAACAATTCATCAGAGGGTACAGGGCAAAACTGGATTCCATCAGGAAACAATGCAAACAATACAACAGTTCATGTGGCTAGTTATACCTCAGATGGTTTTACTTTAACAGGAAACATAAACGATACAAATGATGCTAGTCAAAATTATATGGCAGCTTGTTGGAAAATAAATGCTGGTACAGAATCAACAAATACATCAGGTTCTATTTCTGCCGAAGTACAAGTTAATCAAACTGCTGGTATAAGTATATGTAGATATACAGGTACAGGTGCTAATGGAACAATTGGACATGGACTAGGAGCTATTCCAAAACTTATAATAGGAAAATCTACAACAGTTGCAGATAGAGGAGATGTATATATAGGAGATATCTTATATTACACAGACACTGAAACAGACTTAATACAATTTGCTGCAACTGCTGGTAACCAAGATGATGTTGGTGGTTGGAATGATACAAAACCTACCAGTTCAGTATGGTCTATAGGAAACAAATCACATCATAATACTAGTGGTGCTGCAAGTATTGCTTATTGCTTTACACCAATTAACGGTTTTAGTAAATTTGGATTATATAAAGGTAATGGAAATGTTAATGGTTCATATATTTATTGTGGGTTTAGACCAAAATGGTTAATGGTAAAAAAATGGGATGGCACAGAAGATTGGTTTGTCAAATCACCAGTAGTAGATTATGGACAACTTGCTAACGATGGAGAATTAAAAAGAACACTTAAATTTAGTGATAACTCATCATCAACAAACTGTACTGTTAATATAACTGCAACTGGATTTAGACCTACAACTACAGATGGTAAAGCAAATGGTGATGGTAATGTATATTTATATATGGCATTTGCAGACCACCCAATAGTAGGAAGTAACGGAACAATAGCACTAGCTATATAGGAGAAAATTAAATGGGATTAGAAACAGGAACATATATATCAGACTTAAATAGCTCAAACCCAGTAGCTGGTGACCCAGTTAACGAAGGTGATGACCATATAAGACTAGTAAAATCTACAGTCAAAGCAACCTTTCCAAGTATTACTGGAGCAGTTACTTCAACGCACACAGAATTAAATTTACTAGATGGCGTTACAGCTAATACAACAGAATTAAATTATGTAGATATAACTACACTTGGCACAGCACAAGCATCAAAAGCAGTAACAGTAGATGCTAGTAAAGATTCAACAGGTATTAGAAACTTAACTATATCAGGTACTTTAACTATAGGCTCTAACACAGCAACAACTTTACAAGCTGTATATCCAGTAGGTTCTATTTATATTAATGCTGCTGTTACAACTAATCCTGGAACTTTATTAGGATTTGGAACATGGGTATCTTTTGGAACAGGTAAAGTAATTGTAGGGTATGATGCCAGTGATAGTGATTTTGATGCACTACAAGAAACTGGTGGTTCTAAAACACATACTTTAACAACTGCTGAATTACCATCACATACACATACAGTAAGTATTCCTTCATCAGAAAATGGTGGAAGTTCTAATGACCACGCTTTATTTCCTGATGGCACTTCTAGTGGTGAAACTTTTACTACAGCAGCTACAGGTAGTGGTTCAGCACATACTATTGTTCAACCATACATTGTTGCATATATGTGGAGAAGAACTGCGTAATGCCTATATTTCAATCAAATACCCCTAAAGGAATGGTTAAAGATTCAAACCCTACAACCTTACCTCCTGAGTTTTTTTCTCATACAGAGAACGCAAGATTTGAAGACGGTGCAGCTAAAAAAATATCAGGTCATGACAACCCTTTTCCAGTAGCTAATCCTACAGTAGCACCTTATCAAGTATTAAACTGGGCAACAGGACAAAACAACTATTGGTTTTATGCAGGGACTGCAAAGATATACAGAACAGATGGCTCAACACATACTGATTTTACTAGAACATCAGGTGGAGATTACTCTACAAACTTAACAGCTCAAGGTAATTGGGATGTATCAATATTTAACGGTCTACCTATTTTTAATAACGGAGTAGATGACCTCCAATGTTTAGCTAACACAGGCTCGAATAACTTTAGTGATTTAACTAATTGGGCAGCAAACACAGTATGTAAAGCAATAAGACCTTATGGTAATTATTTAATATCATTAAACTTAACAGAGTCTTCTGTGAATTTTCCAAACAAAGTTAGATGGGGAGATGCAGCAGAGAATAACGCATTGCCTAGCACATGGACAGCAGGGGCTACGAATGACGCAGGTGCTACAACTATCGGAGACAATGGAGATTTTATTGTAGATGGATTTGCACTTAAACAATCTTTTGTTATATATAAAGAAAAGACTACATGGATAATGAATTATATTGGAGGTAACTTAGTTTTTAGTTTCCAAAAATTATTTGATGACACAGGTATTTTATCTAAGAACTGTGCTTGTGAATTTAACGGAAGACATTTTGTGGTAACTAATGGAGACATTATAGTACACGATGGTGTGTCTAAAAAATCTATAGCTAGTGATGTAATCAAAAGAACATTGTTTGATGAAATAGACAGCACAAATTATGCCAATACTTTTGTAGCTCACAACATACAGAAGGGAGAGATATGGGTTTCATACCCAACAGTCGGTTCAACATTCTGCAATAAAGCATTGATTTATAACTATAATACTTCTGCGTTCAGCTTCAGAGATTTACCAGGAATACTTGGGATAGGGCTTGGAGTAGTTAGTCCTACCTCAGACGGAAGCACTAGCATTTTATGGTCAGGTCAATCACAAAGCTGGGACGCTTACAGCACGACTGAATCATGGGGAGAAAGGTCTTATAATCCTACAGAGACCAGCATGTTAATGGCAGGTACAAGCGATACTAGATTGTATAGAGCAGACCAAGGGTTTGATTTTGCAGGAAGAAATTTTACTATGATGTTAGAAAGAAAAGGTTTAGTCCTTGATAACAATCCAAACACAGTAGTACAAGTCAGAAAGGTTACACCAAGGTTTGCAGGAACAGGAAGTGCTGAAATATTTGTAGGCAGCTCAATGAGTCCTAACGGAACTTATACTTATAAAACACAACAAAGCATTAACCCAAACTCTCAAAACAAAGTAGATGCTAGAGCCACAGGTAAATACATAGCTATTAAGTTTCAAAACACAACAGCTACAACTTTTGAATTAAACGGATATGATATAGAATATGAAGTATTAGGAGGTAGATAATGTCTGAAGCACCTAAGTATGTACCTAACCCAGTACCGAGCAATCCTGAAGATTTGCCACAATACATCTTTCAAGAACTTACAAAATTACAAGGAGCATTACAAGAAAACCCTACCACATTTGTAGAGGTTAAAAACGTAGCTCCAGCAAGAATTAAACAAGGAGACATTGTGTATGCAGATGGCTCAAACTTTAACCCAGGCAGTGGAGAAGGCGTATACTTTAGAAACGCTGCTGGTAGTTGGGTGAAACTCGGATGATATATATATCAGGAGTCTTACCTGAATTGTTACCTCATGTATGGGATGACTGTGAACCCTATATAGCAATGGGTAACTCAAGAGGTAAAGAAGAACAGAATACACACGACATTTATCACAAGATTAAGAATCAAGAAATGCAGTTATGGATTCTAAGCAACGATGATAAAGAAATAGTTTCTGTATTAACTACAGAAATAGTTGAATACCCAAGAAGAACAACCTGTCGTATAGTTACGCTAGGTGGTAAAGACTTAGATGATTGGGTTGAGGATTGGTTAAATACTTTAGAGACTTGGGCGTTAGAAAATGGGTGCGAAGCTATAGAGACATGTTGTCGGAAAGGGTTTGCAAAAAAATTAGAGAAGTTTGGGTATGAAAATACTTACACAGTTTTAGGAAAAGAATTAAATGTTAAACACTAGAGGTAAATATTATGGGTAAAGGAAGTGGAGGTGGTACACAAACCACTATGGCGTTACCTTCGCCACAACAAGCTCCGTATATAGAAGACATATATCAACAAGCTCAGGCTAGATATAACCAAGGAGCACAACAGTTTTTCCCTGGTCAAACTTATGCAGGGTTAACCGAGGACATGGAGGTTGCTGAACAACAACTCAGAGCCAATCTTGTCCCACAACAAGCACTGGCTGACAATATAGCAGCAGCTCAAAACTACAGCTTAATGTCCCCACAAAATCTAGCCAGTAATCCATACTTAGCAGGAGCTGCTCAAGCAGCATTGCGTCCAGTTTATTCTCAAGCACAAGGTTTATTACAACAAGCAAGAAGAGATGCAACAGGTGCAGGACAATTAGGTGGCACACGACAAGCAATATTAGAACAAGGGGTTATAGGAGATTACTTGCAAAAAGCAGGTGATATAACTTCAACGATGTATAGTGATGCTTATAGAGACGCACAAGCTAATCAGTTAAAAGCCTTAACGATAGCTCCACAATCACAACAAGCTATCACAGCACCAGCTATGCAGTTGGGTGCGTTAGGTACGGCTGAGCAACAAAGACAACAACAAGCGATTGATGAAGCAAGAGCAAGATTTGAATTTGCACAACAAGCCCCTGACGAAGCACTAAGCAGATACTCTAACATTGCAGGAAGTAATATACTGCCAGGTGGTAGCACTACTTCAGCTGAAGGTGGAAAGCCTAGCTTTGGACAGAAGGTAGCAGGTGCAGGATTAATGGCAGCAGGTACATACGGTGCTTTGTCAGGTGGAGCAACAGGAGCAGCAGCAACAGCAGCAACACCTTTTGCACCATATGTAGCAGCAGCAGTAGCATTAGCCAGTATGTTTGATTAATTAAGGAGATATTATGAGTTATTACAATCCAATGACATGGTCTTTGTTTAAGACAGAAGAAGAAAAAATTAACCCAACACTTGCACCAAACGCAAGACCTGAAGTTCAGGCAATGACACCTGAAAGACAAATATATAATCAAAACATAATGAATTTAATGAACAGAGGTTTTGATG